TGGGGCTATCGTTTGATAATTTATACGATATGACCCCACGATCCTTCCAAAACAAGCTAATTGGATTTAAAGATCACAACGAACAACTAGTTCACGATAGTTGGGAACAGACTAGACTCATTATACACTCTTGTTTGTCACCACATTCTAAGAAGGAGTTGAACCCTAAAACATTGTTACCTTTCCCTTGGGATAAAAAGGTTGAAGTCGTTACATCTTCAAAAGAAGAAATTGCAGAGGTTGTTAAACGACACAAAGAAATACTACAAAAAAAATACAATAAATAATGGGTGGATTAAAGACTATTTCGATAATTGTTGCTGCGAATATCAAGGGCTTAGAACAGGGTCTTGGTAAAGCTAATAAATCATTGGCTAAATTCGCATCAGGAGCAGCAAGGATGGGTTCTATGCTTTCGTTTGGTGTTACAGCCCCACTTACAGCTTTAGGTAGTTCAGCAATGAAAACATTTGTTGAATTTGAAAACGGTATGACTAAAGTGGGAACGGTCACGAATGCGAGTGTTTCCGAATTAAAGATGCTTACCGATGAAGCAAAAAGATTAGGAGCGACAACAACATATACAGCCTCACAAGTTGCTGATCTACAATTAGTGTTAGGTCGTAAAGGTTTTGATCCAACTCAAATAAAAAATATGGAGGGGTCTATATTAGACCTAGCCCTAGCGACAGGAGAAGATTTAAATCTTGCAGCCGAGGCAACTTCATCATCAATCAATGCTTTTGGTTTAGAGGCATCCGAAGCAGGTCGTGTAGCTAATACATTAGCCTCCGCAGCAGCAAATTCATCAATACAACTTAGTACATTCACAACCGCATTTGGACACGCAGGAGCATCTGCTAATGCTGTGGGTGTAGATATAGAGGGCTTATCAGCAATGATGGGTGTTCTAATGGATAATGGTATTAAAGCATCAGCATCAGGTACAGGGTTACGTAAAATATTTATGAAACTCAACGAAGCAGGTATCCCATTTGGAGACACCTTAAACAACCTAGCTGATGGTTCAATGACATTGAATGAGGCACAAGGTTTAGTTGGTAGAACAGCAGCTAATCAGCTATTAATACTTTCCAAAAACAAGGATAAAGTAGCTGAACTAACAGAAGAATACAAAACAAACACAGGTCGCTTAAAAGAAATGGCTGATGCTATGGGTAACACAACCCACGCAAAGCTAAAGAGAATGGAATCGGCTATTGAGGCTATGAAGTTGGAATTTGGGGCTTTAATTGCAGAGGCAATAACACCTATAATCCAATGGGTGACCAAAATGGCAACATCGTTTGCAAATCTAGATGAAGGAACAAAGAAAATAATACTAGGAATTGGTACTTTGTTGGCTGTACTTGGTCCACTTTTATTGATAGTAGCAGCAGTAACATCAGCTTGGGGAGTTATGGCAGGAGTTATAGCAGCCTTAACAAGTCCTATTGGATTAGCCATTGCAGCAATCGCAGCTTTACCTATAGCGTTAAAATACGTTTTAGATAATTGGGATGCTTTTGCTGAAAGATTAGGAGATTGGAATTGGTGGAAAAATGCCCTTATACAAGTTTTACAATGGCTTTTTAAATACAATCCTTTTAGCCTTATATTAAAGGGGGCGCAAAAACTTTATGATTTCTTAGGTGTAAAATCTAAGGTCTACAATCCGTTTGAGGACTTAGTTGATGGGCTTGAAGATTTGAAAGTTAAAACAACAGATTATAAACACGAATTTGGTAGTTTAACCGATTCAATTAAGGATGGATTAAAGAATTTAGATATAGATTTAGGTTCTGTATTTAAAACCCCAACAAATACCCCACAATTAGATAAGCCTAGTCAAGAAACAAGGTCATTGCAAGAGGCTTACGATGCTATCTTCGGTCAAGGTGCTTGGGAAGCCTTTGAAGAAGATAAGAGGAAAAAGCAAGAGAATGTAGCTAACACTCAAAGGTGGAGTAATTCAGTTCAATCTGCTGCCCTTGGTATCGCAACATCATTCGCTGACACCTTCGCTACAATGGTAATGTCAGGTGAACTTACTATGCAAAGTTTAGGTCAGATATTTGTAGATTTAGCTAAACAAATAGTTGGAATGATTATAAAAGCAGCAGTTTTAGCTGCTATATTACAAATGACAGGTCTTGGTGCAGCAGCGAAAGCATCGGGGGGTATTTTTAGTGGTGGTACAGGATTTAAAGATTTATTAGGTGGTATGATGGGTGGTGCTTTTGCTGATGGTGGTAATCCACCTGTAGGTAAAATGAGCCTAGTGGGAGAAAGAGGACCTGAATTATTCGTACCAAAAGGTCAAGGAACAATCATCCCTAACCACGCTTTTGGTGGTGGTGGAACGGTTATCCCTGATGTAAGAATATCGGGTAACGATTTACTGATAGTTTTTGATAGAGCAGAACGTAGAAGAAATAGAAGGTAGAAAAATATGGCATCATACGGATTACATAAAGAGAGTTTTATTGCAAGTGAAAAGGGTACTGATTGGGTTGTTCAGATTCATAAAAAAGATGCTTCTGATTTAGTACCAAACCCTAATTTCGTGACAAACGCAACAGGTTGGACTTTAACTAATTGTTATTGGGATTCAAATAAGGGTAATGGGGGTGTTACATTTAATGGGGCTGTTACACAACTTATGGAACTAGCTATTCCTACAGCAACATCTACAGCATACAAGGTTTCTGTAAATGTTGAAGGATTAGGTGGCGGTACTCTTTATGTTAGGTTAAATAATGGTTCTTGGCAAACTACTACAAGCGATGGATTTAACGAACTTACAATAACATCAGGTGCGTCGGCAGGTTCTGTACAAATAAAGACGATTAGTGATGTTTGCACCATAACACAGATCAGCGTAAACGCAACAGATTATGTCCCTGAATACAACTTTGATATGTCAGGTGAAGGTTTTGAAATCACTTGGAATGGATCGGGGGGAACTAGAGATAAAACATTCTTAGGGTCTGAATGNGATNTAAANTTTATGATTCAAAATGACCTAGAAGAATCTTTTTTATATGATGTCTTAGATGGTGGGTTTAAGGAATACTTTGTAAGAATATATAAGGGTTCTGTACACGAATACAATAAATTTTGGTATGGTTGGATTCAACCTGCCTTTGATGTGGTAGAAAACGCTCCATACCCTTACACTTCTTCAATAACAGCAACAGATTCAGCAGGTTATTATAAGGGAAAACCTTTTAAAACTTTTGCAGACGAAACCTTTAAACAATCTAATTATTCTATAGCAAACGTATTTAAAGATTTCATTGGTGAATCAGATATAGCTGCTGTTAATTTAGTTGAAAATACTTGGTTTTTTGAAGGGTCAACAAGGGGTTGGGAAATTCTCACAGGGGATTCGGGTTCGACTGCTGATGATGGTAAACTTATTATTGCAGGTACAACAACAACAGGAACACGAAAACCATTGTCTTGTGAAGGTGATGTTTTAAATGTTGGTGATAAATACAAGGTTGGTGTTAGGGTTGTAGATTATACAAGTGGAACGCTATACGTTAAAGATGGTGGTGGTAGTAGTGCAACTATAGGAACAATAACAGATGGTACAGGGAATGATGGTGTCGGTATTGGTCAATGGATTTTTGACTATACTCAAACAGACAATGGTGCTGATGGGAATGGACTTCACCTTTGGACTGATGATTTTATTGGTGCAATAGACTACGTTTATCTTTATTCACGAGAGGACTTCCCCCACGAAGGGGAAAGTGTTATTCTCCAAATTCAGAATGATTGGAAAACAAGTGAGTTTGATGCTACGGTTGTCCCAAGTAGTCAGTTTTATATATGTAAAGGTGGTTTCGCAAACAACAGTAATTTCCCTCTTGAATATAAAGAGTCTGATGTTTTCTACGAAACTATGAAGGTGTTTAATACTATAGGCTATTTAGCTGATGGGTATTATTATTTCTTACAGCCCAATAGTTTTTTTGATGGTGGTGCAACTTATACTATGACTTACACCTATGTTCGTGAAACATCAGGTTTAGGTCTGGTATCGGGTGAAACTGACGAATCTAACCTTGTAACTATAGACCAAAATAATCACGCTTTATTAGCAGGTTCAAGTTTTACTTATGAAGCCCCTTTTAAATCGTGTACAGCAACTTACTCGTCAGCCGGTGCAGCTTTTACCCTTGCACAAGGTGATGACATTACAGATGACCCTTCTGTAGCAGGAGAAGATTATACTTATGGCGGTCAATTAACAGCCGATACAACTTATGATTTAGATTGGTTTTCAAGGTCTGTAGATGTTACACTTCAAAGTGATTGGGCTGCTTTTGGTAGTGGGTATTCTTTCGACCAAAGACATCAAAATTTTGATTATTACATAACTATTAAGGCTGTAGGGACAAGTTCAACAAAATACCTAACATTAAATTCTGACCAAGAATTAGAATGGAACGCATCCGAAAATCAAGTTGTACTTTCAAGGGGTTTTAATAGAACTCCACCTACACTTGCACCTGAAAATAGTTTATACTTTGACGAGTTTAACAGCAGTTCTTGTGATGGGGCAATAAAATGTGTGGGTCATTATTATGCCCACCCTGCGGATATAACAAGGTTTTCCGATGCGGATTCTAAATACACATTTGATACCGATTTATTATGGAAATGCGTATTACCTGAACTTGCTGAAACATCAAGTATATTTGTAAAGGTGTTTTTTGTGCCAAGATATTTTAAGGATAAGGCTCGTCAGGCAACCCAACAGGTAAGCCTATCATCGGGTACTGCTGTACGAAACACTTATGTAGAGGATATTACGGTAACAGCAAGAGAAACAAACTCTTTAATTTCAAATGAGTTTAGGGTTACAGAATCCGCCCCAACTTCATCTACAGCTATTGAAGATTTTAACTTAGGCGATGTAATCATTGGCGTATCATCAGCTAACCCCGAAAGCTCAACAACATATAGGGATAATGTACCTATATCTGAAAATGTTTATAGAGGTTCAGACACAGGGAGTGGAGAACCTTTTACCCAATTTTTAGCAAAACAGTTTTTAGAACCACAACAATCACCTTTAAAAATATTGCAAGGGAGTATTCAAAGCGCAGCAATCTCACCTAAAGATGTAATTAAATACTCATATAATGATGATGGTAATTACGAATACTTTATGTTTATGGGTGGTACGTTTAAAGGTCAAAGTGAAATTATGGATGGTGAATGGTTTAGACTAAAAGATGATTAATTATGGAAGATAAAAAGGTACAGAAGATAGAACGCTCATTACAGGGTGTAAACGCAGGGGTTAGAGAGGTGATACAGAGATTCGATGACTATTTAAAGAGTCAATCGTTTGCGACCCTAACTACAGCTATTGTAGGTGGTGGTGTTGATAATGCCCCTACATCACAAATAACAACTATATCTTGTAGTGAGTTAAAGGGTGATATACCAAAGGATTCATACTTTATAATATCATACCCCGATGGCACGCACCCAAAGTCTATATTAAATAAAAAAGCAGACAAGGTAGCAGGGGACACAAGTATAGTTATATACGATGGTAGTACCCCTGATGACCAAACTTATTATGCTGATTTCCCTTATCCTGTAGGGTCTTTACTATCTGCTGTAAATTACGCAGGTAATGACACTCAATTTGCTGCAGGTAACACTACAGAGATTCAATACAACACGAGTGGTCAGCTTTCGGGTGATTCAAACTTAACTTTTAATGATTCTACCAACACACTTCACACTCTAAAAATAAGCGCAACGGAAGTAGCAAGTAATATAAGTAGTGGGGCTTTATATGATGGTGTTACAGGGCATACCCAAGCTGCATCAGACGATTCTACTAAAGTAGCCACTACAGCTTTTGTACAGGATGCTATAGCAGCATCAGGTGGCGGTGGTGGTACACCTGCAGGTACAAATACACAGGTTCAATTTAATAACGCAGGTGCTTTTGGTGCATCGGCATCATTACACTTTAACGACACTACAGATAAATTAACTACCTACGCTTTAGGTTGTGCTGATGCTACAATAACTAATCTTATAGTTTCATCAGGTGGTTATCTAAATTCAGGGTCAGATATTAAAACAGACACCGAATTTTTGGGTAACAACATAGGTACTATTTCAGACGATGCAATATACTTAACCCCTTTTGATTTTCAATCTAATAGCGATGCCTACGCAAAACCATACATATATATAGCAGGGGCTACCGCAAAGAGTTTTTCTACATCAGATTATCTTACAGCAGGGTTTGTAGTGCCTGTAGGTTATGAGGCTACTCATATAGAGGTAAAATCATCCACATCGGGGGGTACTACTAGGACTTATAGTATAACTCAATTTGATTGGGACACATCTACTTATACGCCTCACGGATCGTATGATGTAAACACGACTGAAGAGATAATGAATCACGCAGGGACAGTAGCAACTCCTTTAGTCGGTACAGCAGGTAGGTATTGGTCGGTTTCTTTTGACCCCCAATATTCATCTGATTTACTTTTGGGGGCAAAAATAACATTAGCAAGAACATAATATAATGATGGATAAGAACGCTACAGAAGTAGCAGTAGCACAAGTTGCAGCAATCTCAATAAGTATGTCAGCTGTCGAAGGATGGCTACAAATGGCATCACTAATACTAGCCGTATCATTTGGTATTTACAAATGGTACAGAGAGATAAAGAACATAAAAAATAGTAAAGGGGTGAAAAAGTAGGTTTTAGCTACCTTTTCCCCTATTTTTTCATTACCTTTACTACATTATTAACAACTAAAATTTATATTATGGGTCAAGTTATAGACTTTTTAATGGCTAACGGTGCTGAATTGCTTATTGCGATTTTAGCTGTAGTCAAGATTATCGTAAAGCTAACACCTTCTATTAAAGACAATAAGGTGTTTGGTTATATAGATGATTTAATTGGTTTCTTCATTAAGAACAATGGCAAAAAAGAAACAAAATAAAATGTCGGGTGTATTCACTAAGATAGCCTTAAAAGGCATATTAGCGTTAGTTCCTGAGATGTTTAAAGACAACAAGGGTAAGTGGTCATCAAAGCGAACTGTATCGGGTGTATTAGCTGTGGCAGCAGTAGCCCAAATAGAGGCAGATGGTTTGTCTTGGCAAATTCTTTGTTTAGCTTTAATAGCTGTTTTACCTTTGTGCTTTTTGGGTGACGAGAAATGCAATAAGTGTGACAAATCGAAACTCACAAAAATCTTTAACAAGAAGAACTGAATGTATAAGGCGTTTTTAAATAGGGTTCAAGGTGACGATCAGCAGACTTTAGGGTATTTCTCTTTATACGAAGGGGTTAACCTAATCTTTGATTGCGTAACGTTAGAATTAGCTTGGAAAGATAATGAAACTAATGTTTCCTGTATTCCAAAGGGTACTTACAAGGTTACCCCACGATACTCAGATAAATATACACAACACTTTATATTAGAGGATGTTCCCAATAGAAAATTCATACTTATTCACTCAGGAAACTTTAATTCCGACACCGAAGGGTGTATTTTGCTTGGTACTAGCTTTAGAAAAATCAACCAAGACTCTTTGTTGGATATTACAGCATCACGAAGGGCTACATCTGAACTCTTATTTGCCACCGATGGAGAAGGATTTGAATTAACAATATCATAGGTGTATGCCTAGTTTACCAAAAGGTAGAGGTAGGGTTAAGCCTGTTGATAAGAACAAATCTTGGGGTGGTGACACCTCGGTGTATAGAAAAAAGAAGTGGAGACAACTAAGGGCTTTTTGGATAAACGGAAGCCCATTATGCGTAGAGTGCGAAAAAGAAGGTAGAACTGTTGCAGCAGATGTAGTAGACCACATTAAACCTATTAAACAAGGTGGTGGTATGTACGATATGAATAACCTACAATCACTTTGCCACTCGTGTCACAACAGGAAAACTTACGAAGAAAATAAAGGTATATATGGTAAAGAAGAAGAAGATTAATAGGTTTAGAAGTGGTTATGAAAGAGAGGTTTGTGGTGAATTGGATGATCTTGGGGTTGATTTTGAATACGAGACTAAGAATTTATACTACGAGGTTTCAGAACAACGTAAATATACTCCCGATGTTATATTACCAAACGGAATCATTTTGGAGTTAAAGGGTCGGTTTTCAGCAGCCGATAGGAAGAAAATGCTGCTAGTTATACATCAACACCCTACACTAGATATTCGTATGGTGTTTCAAAGACATACAAACAAGTTATTTAAAGGAAGTAAAACGACCTATTCTGAATGGTGTGACAAGCACAATATCAAATGGGCATCTAAAACAATCCCTATAAAATGGATAAAAGAAAAGACAAAACACCCGAAGAAATAGCCGAAGATGTGTTTGGTAGTTGGATTCAAGACTTAACAGAACAAGAGCAACCTGAAACCTGTGGCATTGAAGATGAAGATTGTGAGGCTTGTGGAAGTTAGAGTATCAAAGGGATAATTAATTTTATCCTTTTTTTTTGTCCTAGGATTAGGTTATTAACAAATGTTTACTTATATTTGAGTATAATTAACCAAAACACTTAAAGTTATGCAAAATTTATTAAGCACAATCATCGAATCAACAAAGGGTAAATTCTTTGGAGTTACTTTCAGAAAGGCAAATGGATCAATAAGATTTATGAATTGTCGTATTGGAGTTCAAAAGCATACAAACGGAAAAGGGTTAAAGTACAACCCTAAGAAAAAGGGTAACATCATTGTTTGGGATGCTCAAAATATGGGCTACAGAACCATTAAACTTTCAAGCATCAAGTCAATTAGATTTGAAGGAAAAGAGTTGTGGATTTCTAACAACTAATCACATTAAATTTTAGGGGGTTAAAATGAAAAGGGGGACTAATTGTCCCCTTCTTTCGTTATGTTCCATTCGTATGTGAATGGCTTACTTTCTTCTTCGTTAATTAACTTCTCTAAATACACACACAAATCCATTGCTTCTTCCTGTGCGTGTTTTAGCCACTCTAAGCGACTTAAATCGTTTCGCTCCATCGTAGTACCATATTTAGCCTTCCCTATCTCAGAACGCTTTAAAATCTTAAAACAAACTTCTTCTTCTATTTTGCTCATAATTATCTCTCTTTGATTATGTTGTAAAACGCAGGGTCTAATTCCTTAATCTTAGACTGAATGCGACTCCAAGCCTCTTTAACAGCTTCTTCGTCACCTATATCTAAATGGCTACCTGTACCTGAATTAGCTACGTTAGATGCGTTCTTTTCAAGTAACTTATCTATCGTTTCCCTGATAGCCTTGTTATCGTTGTACTTCGGTGTGAGTTTCTTCTTAGTCATAATGTTTTAGTTAGTTAATAAAAACAAATGTAAATAAAAAAAAGGAAGAATCAAAACTGATTCCCCCTTTCCCAATTAACCAAATGAAAAACAAAAGCTATGATTACTCTCAAAAATCACAACGATGTTCAAATATAAACAAGTTTCCCCTTATCATAATTAACAAAGGTAATGTACTTGTAAACAAATCTCCTTTTATTAAAATCAGTAGTTTCAGGTAGTGTTTTCCAAAACCACTTATCTATCTTTATTTTATTCAAATTGTGTACCAATACAGTACCATCAATAAAGAAGTTTATATACAAAGCCTGTGACCCTTTCTCGTTTTTACTTCTTCTCAGTATTCTTTCATACTTGTGCATTTCAAGTATTAAACCTTCGGGGTATTTTTCTTGTGCAAAGTCAAAGCAAAAATTCCTACTTTTCATTTCACAATAGAACTTTACACCATCCTTGCGTTCAGCTACGAAATCCCAATTAGAGTGCATACCATCAGCAGGAATACATTTAATGCTATATACCGATGCGAATTTTTCCATTAATTCAAGTTCCCTTGCATTCATTTTTACTTAATTTTAGTTAGTATATCCAATTCACTTTTCAACTCTATAACAGCATTTGCCATTTCTAATTCCCTTGCATCAGCTAATAGTTTCTCACGTTTATATGCCATCATTTGAGTATATATATACGTGAATGCCATCATTGATTCTGTAAGAACATTCAATCTTTCTTTAAGCTGTTCTGCTTGTGGATGGTCAGCGTATGTAGCATATTGTTCAGTCATTTTAGCGATCTCCTTCTGATGTGCTAAAAACTTATCCATACTATTAATTTCATCCATATTAGGGTCTGCATCCCTAAGTAGGTGAATCGCTTTCATTGTAATTTCATCTGCCATATCTAAAAAATATTATGTGGTTTAACTTTATTATCTACTTGCTCTATGGGGTCTATTAGACTACCGTTTTGATTCAGGTATTGAAACCTTCGCTTAGAATAGTTATAAAATAATCCTATTGGCTCTAATTCAGGTGTAGGTAATCCTACTAGCTTTTGAAACTTAACCTTCTGNATNTGTACCTCTGTTAGATTCCAATTTTCGCTTTGTGGATTCCTNTGAAACACAATGAAGTTATCNGCCCTGTTACCGAACATACCACCGTATTCAACATCACTCATATTGGGTGCAGGTCGGCTACCATCTTCATTTCGTTTTCGTGTAGCTGCAGTTGCAGGGTGAACGACTAGGTAGAACTTAACCTTGTGCTTTTTAATGAACCTTCTTATGTTACTTAGGCTCTCATAATAGTAATCGTATTTAGACTGCTTAGAATCGCCTGATTTAAGGTCATTCAAAGGGTCTATTGAGCAACCATCTATCTGAGCAACTTGCATATAGTCATCAAAAGCTGATAAAACTTCTTCAACAGTTGGTGTTTCATCAAACGTAAGCACAGTAAAATGCTCGTAAGCCCATTTAATAGCAGCCAAGTATCTATCACCATCTACTCGGTTAGAGAAATCTTTGTCTGCTGTCTTACCACAATACATTTCAGCAATATCAATCATTAAATCACCTACAGGTTCGTTCTCAGGGCAATACATTAGCCATTTCCAACCGTATAATTTGGCTGACATTACCATAAAGAACAACTGTGCTGTAGTCTTACCGATATTAGCAAAACCTGTGATAACATCTAATTCACCTTTTCTAAAAGTGTAGTGCTTATCTAATACTTCGATTCCTGTAGTTTGACCCTTAGTGTACCCATCACGATAAATACCTTTGCAGTAGTCAACTACCTCTTGCTGTGATGTAATTCTATAGCCACTCATAACTACTTACCCATTTGTTTAAGTTGGCTACCTAAGTAGTTAGAATCAGGGATATGTTGGGTGTTACGAGAAATCCAATTAGATGCTGACATCTTCCAATTTTTCATTGGGGACTTGCCAACTTTCCAACCCTTAGAACCGTAAAAGTTGTAGAATTTCTCAGCCTCTTTTTTGTTACTACCTTTTGACACAAAATACTCTTGTGCTTCTTCTAATGATTCAGGTGTAGGTTTTTGAGTTGGTTTAGATGTTTCTCCTAACTCTAATTGAACGGTGTTATTGAATGTAATATCGTTCTGTTGAAGTAAATTTAAGATAGAGTTGTGAACCCTGTTGTTAGGGTTTAAGGTCTCACCGTATTGAAATTTAATGAACCCTGTTAGATACCATCTACCATTTGGTAACACGATAATTCTATCTTTATCTGAATTTAAGTCTTTGATGAAGTTATCAGAATTAATCTTTTCACCGATTAATAATTCAAACATTCTTTTATTTGGCTTGAATATACCTGCGTGGTTGCAGTTATCACATATATAAATCCAAAACAATTTGTGGTTAGTAGGTAGGTCTAAAAACCAATCTTCGTTCCACTTTTCTGTGTCTGTAAATCTTTTAGCCATCATTTGAGTTAATTTAATTTGTAATTGAGAGAGAGAGTAAATGAAGGGGGACTAAGCCCCCATCAATTTAGAATGGCATACCATCATCGGCAGCAGCTTTTTGTTCGCCTGACACTACTTCGTGGTAGGTTTCTGCTTGTTCAGCATATTCACTAGAACTTGTCTGAACATATACTTTCCAAGCCTGTAGGTCTGTATAAAATCTTTCATTGTATTCTCTTGATTCTGCGTTAAAGCTAACTTCAACTTCTTGACCAACCTTATTATACTTCTGAAAGTTGTTTACTTTTTCTTCACCGAAAACGGTAAAATAAACGGTCTTGTTGTACTCACCTAAAGTTTCTATAGCAAACCCCATCTTTTTCCAAGACTTACCTGCTTTTGATTCTCCTGTTTGTACTTCACTAATTTTAGTGATAACTCCTTGTAATACTAAACTGTTACTCATTTTTTTGAATTTAATTGTTCATAATCGTTTGCAACTTCTAGGACAAATGTAGCAAAAATTTCCGAATTAAACATTTCTTCTAATAAAATTTCTTTAAGAAGTTCGCCCTCGGTGTTTGCAAATGCCCTTGTTATGTACCTATCATCACCCTGAAACTCAGCGGAAACCAAGAAATACTCTTGGCATTGCTCCATAATTTCTTCGTGTGCTACATCTACTCTATTTATTTCCATAATACGCAATTATTAGGTTAGCTTTTGATTTATTTGTAGTTTCTAACTTTAAGATTTCTGATACATCTTTTCGTTCTTTTACTTCTGTCAAGTGAGCAACCTCACCCTTCATTATTCGCCTCAACGCTCTAAAATTTTCTTCGTACTCACAGTATTGCTCAAACGCTTTACGTGAATGTATAACAGATGTATGGTCACCGTTAGTTAATGTGCCAATTTCACACAGATTTAAATCATTTCCCATACATAAGTAATATCTTACAGAGTGCCTAGCGTTCATTATATGCCTTGACCTAGATGTTGTTAATATCAACTCTTTAGGCACGTTCCAATATTCTGCGCACAAAGTTAATCCCTTACTTAATCTATCTTTCCCATATTGGGTTACAAATTTGCTTTTCATAATTCTTCGTTTATTATGTGGTTATTCGCTTTCTCAAAAGTATCACAATACCTTTGTCTTTTCTCTAATAATTCAATGTACTCTTGCCTACCTTGCTCTAAGAATAGTTCGCCACATCTAAAGATTCCTACCTGATATGGCGAGTTTGTTTCTATTACAATAAATACAAACTCTTTTGCCCCAAACCCATCCATATAGAATGCAGCTTGACGATGATAAGCGTACCTGTAAGCACTTTTCTTGAAGTCGGCAACATCTTTACCCGTAGTCTTAATATCTACTAGCATATCACCCCCCGACACCACCATATCAGCTTTACCTTTACACTTTGACATAGTGTTGAAGTCTATCCAAGTCTTAGCAACTTCCTTTTCTGAGTTATCTAAGATGTTTTTAATCTCAGGATATGATTCCAACTTACGTTTCAAAGATAAAGCTAATTCGTAATCCTTCAAAGCCATAAGGTACTTTTTCCCTTCCTTACAATCTTTCTCTAAAGCTATCTTCCACTCCTTATTTACTTTAGCTGTCATACCCTTATCTTTATCAGGTCTTTTATCAGGATCAAACACAAAGAATAATTCAGAAAACTTTTCAGGTTCTAATATCAATGTGTGTACCAATGCCCCAAACCTTAAAGCAGGTGTATCTAACTTACCACCGTTCCGCATCTTCCAATAGTAAGCAGGTGACTTCTTTACATATCCTAACTGAGAGTTAGTAGTGTATTCCCAATCACCGTAGTATTCTTCATCTGATTTAAACTGCTCCATAACTTATTGTTTTTTAACTTCTTCTAACTTTTTTACAACCAAAGCTAAAAATGATATAAACAGGGGTACATAATTATATATTACGTGAACCCAAAGTAACATTATAAGATACCAAGGTGCTTGTGCCTTACTTAATATCCAAAATAAAATAACTTCTATCATTTTTTCTTCTTCTTAAATATTAACCCCTCTAAAGACCCTTGTTGTTCTTTAGTCATATAATACTTTGACATAGCGTTTTCTACCTGAACGTGCTTACCTATACCAATAGCGTGTTCCATCTGCTTAAAGATTTCTTCATCCATCTTTACTTTACTAGGCTTCTTATCTCTAATCCTTAAAGCATCTACAACATCACCGAAAGCCTTAACACCCTTCTCTACATATAGGGTAACCTGTGTGCCTTGCCAATCCTGAACCAATCCACTACCTGCTACCTTTTCAATGGCTTTAGAATTAGTCCTGTTCAAAATCATTGGCTTGTCAAACTCCTTAAAGTGTACCACAAAGCAATCTTCTTCTCTACCTTTCTGACCTATTACCTTGTCGTTATCTAGCTTAGTGATAGTCACTACAGCTTCTTTCTTACCATCTAAAGAGTAAGACCCTAGATAATCGTAGTTAAATTGTTTTTTCCAATGTCCTTTCATAATTTATTTTGATTTACTTGTTAAAGGGTGGGGTGGTATGTTTTCCTAATACCTAGACCGCCCAAAATGGAACTTTCACTATTGATGTCTATATATTAGCTGATAACGCTTTTAAATATAGTTGTTCTGTTATACAATCTACCATTTCTACAAATGGTTTACTGCAATTTAAACGATTCTGAATCCTGCCATTCCAAAAGATTAATTCAAACCTTACTCTTGGCGGTGTTTCTTTTTTAAATTCTTTAGGGAAATATGCAAACGATACATTAGCATCTATACATTTTTCATCGTTGTTTAAATTCCAACCACTAATTATAAATGGCTTTACTGATTTAGCTAAATGTTCTTCCATAACTGTTTTGAGATTTAATTACTTTATTTATTTTCACTTTCAACAAATGTATAAAACTTTTACTATATACCAAAAAAAAGTCGTGGGATTTTTGATTATTAATGTAAATAGAGAGTTTTACCTCTCCCCCATCGGTGAAATCGGAGAGTGGGGGAGGGGATACATCTATATATGTATATATTACATACGTACAATAATGTAAGTATTTATATGTTTGTTAGGGTGGGGGTTTCGGTTCTAATTATTTGATATTCCAAATTTTAAACCTGTTTTTTAAAAACTATTTTTGTTTTATTATTGTATCAAACATTAAAAAAACGAAATTATGAAAACAAAAAACAAAATATCTAAACAGTTAGATACATTAATTACCGAAGTGAACGAATTATTGCCACAGGTAAATAATTGTAATAGTTATGCAACTACATATGCAGGTTCAACGATGTGTTATTACATTATTTTAGACGANCCAATAATGGTGAAAGGTAAATATGTATATATAAAAACATCTAAATTTTCAAATAACTACAATTTTGAAAAACGATACAACGCGAACAATACAGGAGACTTTTCCGACAATGGAGAAAAAGCCCTTTTATACGATTTACGTTTGATAAAAAAAGCGTTCATTAAATTACTTAAAAACTAACTTACTAACTTAAACAACTAAACTATGTTACAACAAGTGAAAACAGAGCGAAGTTTTACAAAGTATTTTAAAAAATACACGATCACCTTTGTAGGTGTTTTCTACGGTGGAGAGTTTGAGTGTATTGAAGAAGCTATATATACAGATATTGAAACAGGTAACTGGATAGA